AGCAATTGTGTATATTTCCAAACGGATCAGCCCGAACTAGCCGCGATCAACCCGGATCAACTCGATTCAACTTTAATGAGCAATGACCGGCCGCGACTGGAAACCCCGCATCTGGGGGGATACTCCTACGGCCCGGCGGTTGCTCGTTGGGCGAAAGAAAATCTCAATATTGAGTTAATGCCGTGGCAGGTCAACGCGTTATCTGGTCAACTGTCCCATGATGAGCAAGGCCGTTTAGTGTTCCGTGAGTCTCTTGTCAGTACCGCGAGACAACAAGGTAAATCGGTGGCGCTTAGGGCGCTTATCGGTTGGTGGCTCACCGAATACGCCGCGATGACCGGGCGGCCACAAAGTGTGTTAAGCGTGGCAAACAAACTTGACCGCGCCGAGGCAATCTTCACCGATCTAGCGTTTATATTGCGCGACCGATACGAAGCTCGGATTTGGCAACACGTCGGCCGTAAATCCGTAGAAGTGTTTGGGTCACGTTGGGAAATCCGTGCGGCATCACCGTCGCTTCACGGCGGGTCATACGATCTCATCGTCGTCGACGAATTGTGGAACATCAGCGCCGCGGTGCTAGACGACGCGTTGCGACCGTCACAAATTGCGCGGCCTAACCCGCTGTTGTCAATGTGGTCAACCGCTGGCGACGAAGGGTCGACGTCAATGATCCAATACCGGGAAAACGCGTTAGCAGAAATCGACCGCGGTGAGCGGTCGTATTCGTATTTTGCCGAATGGTCAATGCCGCCTAATTGTGATCCCCGCGACGAGGCATCGTGGGCGTGGGCGAACCCGGCGCTTGGGCGTACGGTGACGTATCAAGCGTTACGGGTGGCGTCAAAAAAAGACTCGTTTGCTAGGGCGCATCTCAATCTGTGGCAGGCGTCGCGAGGTGCGTGGCTAGCGCCGCATGAATGGGACGACTGGAAAACAACCGACCCGATGCCGGCCGGTGGCGTGCTTGCGGTGGACTCATCGGTCGACGATGCCAGGTATGTAGGGGTTCGATCCACAGTCAAAGACGGCCGCATACATACCTACGCCGAGTTTGTTGTCGACAACGAAGACGCAATGTGGGCAGAAATTGAACGCGTCATGACCGACAAAAACGTCCGCCTAGCGATCACGCCAACACTGGAACTACATCTCCCGCCACGGTATTCGTCACGGTACACACTTGTCGGCTACGGCGAGCTGCTGAAATACACGGCGCTCGCTCGGGCCATGATCTTGGAAGGCAAAGTCACGCATTACGGGCAACGCAACCTCGACGAACACATGTACCGCGCCGTCATGAAAAAAACCGCACAAGGCGCTGTGTTGTCATCGCAGGCATCACCCGGCCCAATCGAATTGGCGCGGTGCAGCGTGTGGGCTATCGCGTTGGTTTCACGCCCGGTTAATTCTCAAAAACCTGTGTTCGTTGTCGCAAAGTGACGTAATCTGTGGTAGGCGTCTGCCTATGATCGTCGGGACATAGGTAGCCGCCACTAATCGAGGAACAATGGCAATCTTTACCCGCAAAGAAACAAAAGCGCAAATAGCAGCACCGCCAGTAGGAAAAGCAGCCGCAGCCGGTACGGGTTTTGTGTCGAGTTTTGCCACGTCAATGATTGGCCAGTATTACACCTACCAAGAAGGCGAAGCACGAAACCGCGCTATGCAAGTACCCGCAATCAGTCGCGCCCGTGATCTTCACGCGTCGGTTATTTCGGCTATGCCGCTAAAAATGTACCGCGAGTTCTGGAATGAAACCGAACGCGAAATGGAAGACGAGTATTTAGCGCCGCGATCATGGCTACGTCGACCCGATCCACAAATCCCCTACGAAACGCTTATGGCGTGGACGTTTGACGATTTATTCTTTTTTGGTCGTGCGTTTTGGTACATCACGTCCCGCACCGCTGACGGTTTCCCCGCATCGTTCACACGTCTGCCGTCCGGGTCAATCACCACCGAGGATCAGGTTGGCCCGGTGTGGTTCGCACCGTCAAACGAGGTGTACTTTCAGGGTGGCAAACTCGACTCAACAAATCTTGTGCAATTTATTAGCCCGCTTCAAGGCGTCATTTATTCAAGCGAGCAATCCATTTTGACCGCGCTTAAAATTGAGGACGCCCGCTATCGCAACGCCAACACCGCGATCCCGTCCGGCATTTTGAAGCAGACAGGCGGCGAGCCGTTGTCGGCGCAAGAGTTAGCCGATCTCGCGGCAGCGTTCAACGCAGCTCGGCAAACAAACCAGACAGCGGCATTAAACGAATACTTGTCATACGAGGCGACGACCGCGACACCCGACAAAATGCTACTTATTGAGTCGGCGCAATTCTCGGCGTTGCAAATGGCGCAAATTTGCAACATACCGCCCTACCTTTTGGGCGTCCCAACCGGCTCATACGCCTATACCAATAGCCGCGAGTCTCGTTGGGATTTATGGCTATACGGCACCAAAACCTACGCCGAGTGCATCACGTCAACCCTTTCGGGGAACAACGTGTTACCAAACGGCACCTACGTTGAGTTCGATACCGACGAATACTTAGGCGAAATCGACGACGCCGACATGAACCGAAACATGGACATTACCGAAACTCCCGACACCGACCAAGAAAGCCGAGCATGATCCGCTTCACAGCTAACAACGTCACCGTCGACGCAGCCGCCGGAGACACACCAAGCCGCACCATTACGGGGATCGCGGTGCCATACAACGAAACCGCGGTTGTATCCGACGGCCAAAAGGTACGTTTCAACGCTGGCGCATTACCCGTTGACGGTAAAGCACCAAAACTGTTTATGTACCACGATTCATCGCAACCCGTGGGCCTTGTCACCGAACGCGTCGACACTTCCGACGGCATGTTGTTTAGCGCCAAGATCAGCGCCACCGCAGCCGGTGACGAAGCACTAACACTCGCATTAGATGGCGTACTCGACTCGGTCTCGGTCGGCGTCAACCCAACCGCGTTCACATACGACGATGACGGCACCATGATCGTCAGCAAAGCCGAATGGCTAGAATTGTCATTAGTCCCCATTCCCGCGTTCGCAGGTGCTACTATCACAGACGTAGCCGCAAGCGCCACAACTCCCGACGACACAACCGAACCCACGCCAACCGTCGAGGAGACAACACAAGTGGACACCAACCCAATCGAAACAGTCGTCGAGGCCGCGGCAATTCCAACCGCACCACTTCCCGCACAGCCAAAGCGTCAATTTGCTATGCCATCAGCAGCCGAATACATGGCGGCGTATCACATCGGCGGCGACACATTCCGCAAAGTGAACGAAGCATTTGTTGAAGCAGCAAAATCACAACAGACAGCGTTGCAAGCAGCAGCTGGTGACGTACTTACCACAGACACACCCGGTTTGTTGCCGGTGCCAGTGTTGGGGCCAGTGTTTGACGATCTCAACTACATTCGACCAGTTGTTTCAGCGGTAGGTGCTCGCGCATATCCTGACGGTGGACAATCAAAAACTTTCATTCGCCCAACATGGACTACCCACCCAAGCGTGGCCGCACAAACACCCGAACTTAACCCTGTTTCCGCAACAACTCCTGTTATTGCATCGAACGTCGTAGGTAAGGTCACCCTAGCGGGATCCGTCACGTTGTCCGCACAAGACATGGACTTTACGAGCCCCGGTGCAATGGACATCATCTTGCGCGACCTTGCCGGTCAATACTTGATTCAGTCAGACAACTACTGCGCAGATCAAATCGTTGCACAAGGCTCGGTGTCAGGTGTGACATGGACAGTCGCAGCAAACGACCCAACCGATCTCATCGACTCGTTGTATGACGTCGCAGAAAGCATCTTGTCAGCCACGCGTTTCTTGCCCGATCATTTGTTTGTCAGCCCCGACGTATGGAAAAAATTGTCGACACAGTTAGACGGCGACAAGCGCCCAATTTTCCCATACGCAGCCGTAGCAGGTCTCATGGGTGTCAACGGCATGGGAACTCAAAACATTACGAGTTACAACACGTTGAACCCGCTCGGTCTGAACCTTGTCGTCGACGCAAACTTTGCGTCAGGCACAATGGTTCTTGCACGAGGATCAGCAATCGAGTTTTACGAACAAATCCGCGGCATCATGTCAGTCGAGGTTCCGTCAACACTTGGACGCACGTTCTCCTACTACGGGTACGTTTCAACGTTCATTGCTGACGCAACAATGGCATCACGCATCGCAGTCGCTTAACAACGAATAGAGGTTTGCTATGGCGGTGTACACCGTTATTGCACATCAAAGGCTCGACGACTACGCCGTTGTTCAAACCTTGACCGATACACCGATCGAACCCGGCCAGCCAATTACGCTGGCCGGGCTTGGTCACGGCTTAAACGGTGCGCATACCGTGTTGTTTTGCCCGCAATACCGTTTTACAGGTGTTGACTCCAACGGCGAATGGCTATACGACGTCACACAACCCGAACAAAACCAATTACTGTTCTACGACGTCGGCGATAATCTCCAATGGTCAACCGCTGTACCAACCGGCACGTTGACATGGACACAAACCGTTACATGGACAACGCACACCGACATCGCAACCTATCTAGGTATTACTGTTGCGACCACCGCGGAAACCACGTTTTTAACGGCGTGCGCCGCAGCCGCCAACGAGTTTATCTATCGTCGACGCGTCGAGTCTGGCTACCTACAAGACTCATTAACAACAGCACCAAGCAACGACGTAAAACTTGGCACGATCATGTACGGCGCAGCTCTTTACCGGCAACGCGGCTCGATCGACACATTCGCAGGGTTCGACGGAATGAGTACCGCACCGATCACCGGGCTATCACCGATGATCAAACAACTCGTCGGCATTGACCGCCCACAGGTTGCCTGATGTCGTGGCCCGACCTATTCAATGAAGGCATCGACGACCTAGCGACCACACTCGCAACGATCTCCGGGCTACGCGTTGTCACCAACCCCAAAGACATCAACCCGCCTTGTGTATTCATTAACGCCCCGTCAATCGACGCATGGAACTACAACATTGCCCGCATGGAAGTCCCCGTCGACGTTGTCACGCTCGGCCCGGCATCGCTCGACGCCCTACGGGACATACTGGCGATTGTCGCCAAGCTGTTAACTAAAAACGTCGCGGTCACGTCAGCCACACCCGCAGTTTTTGAAGTTGGCTCCCAAACCTACGCGTCCTACCGTGTTACAATCCCCATGCAGGTACAAACATCATGAACCAATACGAAATCATCTCAGAACGTTGCGGCGAACCCGGCACAACCTTTGAACCCGCCCCGGGTGTCAATGTTGACGCGCTCGTACAGTTCGGTTTTATCAAACCAAAATCTAAAACCAAAAAAACAACCGAGGAAGTGAGCGACAATGGCTAGCTCGTATTATCTGTCAAATCCCGTCGTTACCGTCAACTCGGTATCGATGACCGATCAAGTAACGGCTGCAACCTTTTTGCGCCGATACGATCAACTAGAATCAACATCGTTTGGCGATACTGACCGCAAGTTTACCAAAGGGTTAGAAAACAACGAACTAACCCTGACTATGTACATGTCATACGCATCAGCCGAAACTTACGCCACGCTCGCTGGCCTTGTCGGCAGCACAACCACAATCAGGGTGCAACCCGCAGCGCCACCAGACTCAGCCACCAACCCCGGTTTTATTTTGACCGGCGCGTTTCTTGCTGAGTTGCCCGTCATCAACGCAACTATGGGCGAACTATCCACAATTGACGTCACGTTTGTCGGCGGGGTTTATTCCGTCGACGTCACCCCATAAGGAACAAATCATGGCAACTTCCACCTATCTCGCCGCCGCAAGCGTTGTTATTAATTCAACGCTTGACTTTTCCGATCAAGTGCAATCAGTGACTTTCACTCGACGAGTTGACCAATTAGAAGGTACAGCTATGGGCGACACCGCCCGAAAGTTCGTATCGGGTTTGGGCAACAGTGAATGCACAATCACGATGTACATGTCATACGCGGCATCAGAAACATACGCCGATCTCAAAGACTTAGTCGGCACTACTTGCACCCTCGTTGTTAAACCAACATCAGCGGCAGCATCAGGCACAAACCCCGGTTTTACACTGACGGGTGCGTTCCTCGCCGAACTACCGGTCATCAACGCAACTATGGGCGAATTGTCAACTATTGACGTGACGTTCACCGGCGGCGCATACACCGCAGCCGTCTAACAAACCTTTACCCGGCGAAAGGCCCAACATGAAACTAACCCTACGCGTAGACACCGGCGACGGTGCCTACGACATTGACACCAACCTTGCCGTGATCGTGGCGTGGGAACGCAAATACCGCCGCAAGGCAAGCGATCTTGCACAAGGTATCGGCATGGAAGATCTTGCCTACCTTGCTTATGAAGCAAGCAAACGAAACAAGATTGTCGTCCCAGCCGAGTTCGACAAGTTCATTGACAAACTCATAACACTTGAAGTAGTGAGCGAGGAACCCGAAAACCCTACCGATCCGGCACCTACCGACACGGACTAGCATC